CAGGATTTCTCGATTTTACTTCAACTCTTCCTAAAAAAATATTAAGTGTTTCTAATAAAGGTAAATTTATTTATATGACTACCGAACCTAAAGGAGTAATTTTTATTACTTTAGGTATGTCGGGTACTTTTAAAACAGAAATTAATAAATATGCGCGTGTAAAATTTTCTTTTAATGACAAATCAGAACTTTTCTATTCTGATATGAGAAATTTTGGAACATTAAAGTTTTTTACAGGAGACGATGTAGATATTGCTTTACAGAAAAAATTAAAAGAAATTGGCCCGGATATGCTAAATGATCCATGCCAATGGTCGGATTGGTTAAAAATTTGTCGTAGACGGAATACAAATTCTATGGTAAAATTCTTAATGAATCAAAAAAATATTTCCGGTGTTGGAAATATATATAAAAGTGAAGCACTATTTCTAGCTGGTATTGACCCAAGACGTACTATTGAGTCTTGTTCTGATGAAGAACTAAATAAACTATATACAGCTGTTAAAGAGGTATTAAAAAGTAGTTATGAATCTGGGGGTTCTACTATAAGAAACTATAGTGATTTGTATAATAATCATGGTAAATATACTGCATTTCCTTCTCAACCACAAGAAATGTTAGAATCACGTTGGGATAATAGAGTAATGATTTATGGAAGAAAACAAGATATTTATGGCAATGATGTAGTTAAACTACGTCTTGATGATGCTAGAACAACATATTTTTCACCCAGTATACAAAAATGAATTATGAAAGTTTAAAAGATAAAATAGCTACTATTTTATTAGACCATCCTGCTGATTTGTTTGATGATGATAAGGGGTTATTATTTGAAACAGATACTTGGGAATTAGTAAATGATAGAGATCTTCCAGAATATACCGAGGATACTAATGATAAAGAGTACGAAGATTTATTAAAAGAATGGGATGCAAAAGCTGTTGGATCTGCTAATTTAATAGTAGCCAATACTCTTTTAAAAAAAGTATTATCTCAGAACGTAGATATTTTTAAGGAACTACAAAGAGTATCTGCTAATAATACATTATTTGAAACAAAAGAATCTACTGATGAGTTGTTTGACCTCATAATGTCAGATTTAGAAAACGAAAAAATTATTAGAAAAAAACCAGAATTTATAAGACAAAGTTTTAAAATAGTAGGGGGAACAGATGTCTGAATCAATAGTGCAACTAGATAAAAATGAAGTAAAAACCGCAATTAACTCTATTGTTGATGTGATGTATGAGATTGAAGCAGCTAGAGAAACAGTTAATGAAGTTGTTAAAAAACTTAAAGCAGACTATGGTTTAGCACCGTCTGTAGTTAGAGCAGCTGCTTCAGCTATTCATAAAAGAAATAAAGAAGAACTAGAAGAGAAAAATCAAGCTGTTCTAGAATTAGTACATTTATTTGACTAATTATATCTTGGCATAACCCATGCCTTAAAAGTGGTAGCGTCGGGGAAAGACCCGAGGTATTGCTAACCTCAAGCAAATTTTTAAAATTAAATATAGGCTCTGCGACAACTTGTCACGGCGCCTATTAGCACGTCTACGTGCTGGTTTAGGAGATAAAAATGAAAAATCTTATTAATTTGTTAAGAAAATTTAATAATAGATCAGGAGATGCTGATTTATTACGTTGGGCACAAACAGAATATGGAAACGACTGGCAATATGCGTACAGTCAAATGAAACAAACAGGTAAAGCACCAATTACAGGAGTAAAAAACTAATGCAAGCGATAATGACACAAACATACTGCACATTCTGTGATGCAGTAACAAACACACTAAATAAAATGATGAGCATAACCGAAAGCATCGGCAAAGCAAGAGCAGCAAGTGCGCTTGCACAGATGGGTTATTACGAACAAGCAAAAAACTTAATGATGGAGAACAAAAATGACTAAATTATTAAAGAATATCTTTAAAATGAACTTTACAGATGCAAAAACTGGTGGATGGCCAGGCACCCCTATGGGACAACCATTAAAGTATCGTGAAGCAGTTTATACAGTAGCAGAACTTGAAAAGCGTTTAAATGCTGAAGTAAACGGATTTACACAGCGATAGAGTATTTTTACACTAGATAAGAAAACGGTTAGTTATTGGGCGTCTAAGTTAGACGCCCTTTCTTTCATAAAATACTTGCTAAAAATTCATAATTATAGTATAATAATAGTTATGAAAAAAGAAATAATTTATGTTAATGATCCCATAGTTTTATCTTGTCCAGATAAATCACACCCTTTATTTACCATTAATATAACAGAAGAAAAACCTATTGCAGTTTGTTATTACTGTAGTAAAACATGGATTTTAAATAATGGAAAACTTAGATAAATACGATTATACAACAACTGTAAAAACCGAAACTCTTACTACAGGCAGAACCTACTTTACTCCTGATGGAGATTATGCTAGTATTACTACTCTTTTAGGTAAAACAGCAGACAAAGCGTGGTTACAGGCATGGATTGATAAGGTAGGCGAAGAAGAGGCTAGACGTGTATCAAAAGAAGCAACCGATAGAGGAACTCTTGTTCACGAAATAGCAGAAAATTATTTTAATGGTGAAGATGTCACAGAAGAAATAGCGAAACAAGAACTTGTTACCGCACAGATGACTCGTAACTTAATTAAAGCGGTATCAACAGGTGTAGAAGAAATATGGGGACAAGAAGCTGTATTATGGAGTAAAAAATTAAAATATGCGGGACGCTCAGATATGATTGGTATTTGGAAAGGCAAACCTGCTATCATTGATTTTAAAACTTCTCGCCGTAAAAAATATGTAAAACAAATTAAAGATTATTTTTTACAAGGAACAGCATATGCTTTTGCGCACAACGAAATGTATGGAACTGATATTAGAAATTTAGCTATTGTTATTACTGTTGAAAACGGAGAACCACAAATATTTGAAACTAGTGCAGTACATCATTTTTCTGACTTACAAAATAGAATTAAACAATATCATAAAATGAAAAAAGAAGGAGTAATTTAAATGACTTGGACTAAGAAATAAAAAATTATAACGGTCTTCGAGTAATAAAAAGAGTTGACTAATAATGTAATTTTAAAATAAAACAGGTTGACAAATATGTGGAAAAAGGGTAAAAATTATATAGATAGAAAATTAGAAACTTATTTTATGAGTCGTCCAAATTTAACAGATGCAGACGCTCGTTTAATACGTAGTCTAATTAGAGATCAAATGAAGTATGGCAAACTAACTACTAATAAGTGGAATTTAGTAAAAAAACTATATGACCAATATCAAGAAAAAGGAAGATATGGGTAACATATTAGACCAATTACAAGAGCATAAAATAACACCGCCTAGCATTATTTTAACTGATAGTGCAAAAACATATATGAAAGAGATGGCTGACTATCATAAGCAGCGTTATGTTTTTTTATCTGTTACCGGAGGTGGTTGTAGTGGCTTTCAGTATAAATGGGATTTTTCTGATATAAAAGGTTTAGGAATTCTTGTAGACGATGTTTTAGTTATTGATGATATGGCTGAAATGTTTGTTTTAGGATGTACAATAGATTACGTAAAGGAATTAGGAGGATCATACTTAAAAGTGGTCAATCCTAACGCTACAGCATCGTGTGGTTGTGGTGAAAGTTTTGCAGTGTGACAATTACAAAAATACCATTAACAATGTTAGGAGCACAAACGGCTGATAAAGACGGTCATAGGCTTACTTATGTTGCAGCAAATAATGCTATTGAGCTTGTTCCTACTACCGACCCTGTTTTTAGTATTCCAGATTCTTCTTTTGTTACTGACAGTAGATATACAAATTTTTTATTACAGGCAGACCCAGCTGGAACAGATAATCAAGTTGATGCCTCTACCGGCGCACATACTATTACAGAATATGGTGGTGTAACTTCAACTGCATTTTCACCATATCATTCAGGTGGGTATAGCGTTGAATTTAACTCTACAGATGCTTCAATTACAGTACCTGCAGCAACTGGTAGTGAATATAGACTAGGTCCCGATACTGGTTGGACTTTAGAGTTTTGGGTAAATTCAATTGATTTTTCCCAAACGCAAATTATATATCTTCAAAGAAATGCAACTGCTGCACAGGGTACAATACTAAACATATCTACTAGCGGTCTTATCACTTTCTATCAAGGAGATGCTGACACAGGTGGGTGGGAAGTACAAATATCTTGTGGTACTATAGCTATCAATACTTGGAACCACGTAGCAATAGTAAGAAATGGTAGCGGTTCAAATAATTTTACAACATATCTTAATGGCACTCAACAAAATCAAGCTACGTGGTCTGGTAGTAGTGTTAATAAACAAGTTGCTGGTTATATAGGCGGAGGTAATAGTTCTTATAACTCTGATAATAGAGAATTTGTAGGTTTTCTGAGAGATTTTAGATATTCAGAAGAAGCTGTTTATACAAGTGATTTTACTGCTCCTACAGAGCCTCTAACTGTTCTTGCTACCACTAAATTATTGTACTTTAACGGAGAGCCTTACATTGCAGACAAAGCAAGTGTTTATGGGGCTCCTACTGTTACTACTAATGTTAGTACTGTAAGGGTTGGACCTTATAACTACTATCCTTACACAAAAGCAGAACATGGTGGTTCTGTATTTATTGATGGTACTGATGATTATTTATCAGTAGCTCATAGCACTGACCATACTTTTGGTAGCGGGTTGTTCACACTCGAAGCTTGGGTATATATGACCGCATACGAAAGTACAGGTTTTGATACCATTTTAATGAAAAGTGATGGAGTAGCTTTAGATTGGCAGTTTGATTATAAAAACAGCGCAAACCAATTAAGATTTATTCCATATGTAAGTGGTACTCCTGACACAAGTTCTGGTGTTGCAACAGCAACACTTGGTTTAAATCAGTGGCACCATGTTGCAGCTTCAAGAGATGGAAGTAATAATTTACGAATATTCCATAACGGCACGCTTCTTAAGACAGCTACTTATTCAAGTACAATAGATTCTGATGGAAGTGCTACATTAGATATCGGTACTAGAGATAATAATGGAACACATGATAGGTTTTTTGAAGGCTTTATAGCTGATGTAAGAGTAGTAAAAGGTGCAGCAGTTTATACATCCGCATTTACTCCGCCAACTGCCCCGTTAACTGAAGTAACTAATACAACACTGCTTACCTGTACAAATAAGAATAAGTTCTATGATGCAAGCATTTCTAACCCAGTGTTGACAGCATATAATAATATTACCACCAGTACTTCAGAAGTTGCATATACCGGTACATCGCTGTATGCTGCCGGAAGATCGGATTATATAGCTTTTAATACAACTCTATCAGCAATTAATACTCTTCCTGGTGATTTTACTATAGAACTAGAATGTAAGCTAACTTCTTCTACTATGGCATATGCCTTTCTCGTTAATTTATATGATGGTGGAACTGCTGGAAATGCTAGAATAAGGTTTGGAGATTCTGGTTATGGTTATCATTTGCAATTCGTTATTAATAATGGTGGTGGTACAAGCTCAGTATATAGTGTTAATTTAGTTCAATCAGATTTTACTACTGATTTTAGGCATATAGCATGGACAAGAGAAAGCGGTGTAAATAGAATCTTTGTTGATGGTACACAGTATAATGTTGCAACAGGAGCAAACCCATCAACATTCTCAAGTGCATCATGGTCAGATTCTACAACAATTGATTTTAATCATTCACAAGGTATTAGAATAGGAGTAGCATCTTATGCAGCTCTTGGATACTTACAAAATATTAGAATAACAAATGGTCTTGCAAGATACACAGCAGCATTTACACCACCAACCGCAGAATTTACAGGATAATAAAGGATATATTATGGCAAAATATGAGAGAACTTCTTCTGGCAAGATAAAATACTCTGGACGTACCTTTGAAGGTTTTAATAAACCTCGTCGTAGTGATAGAGATGGTAAAAAAGGTATGGTTCTTGCAAAAGAAGGTGAAAAAATTAAACTAATTCATTTTGGTGATTCGTCTATGGGTCACAATTATTCTCCAGAAGCTCGCAAGTCTTTTAAGGCTCGTCATGCAAAAAACATTGCAAAAGGTAAAATGAGTGCAGCTTATTGGGCAGATAAAGTATACTGGGCAGGTCCTAGTGGTTCTAAAAAATCACCACCAAAATCTCAAAAATATACAAGAGGTATTAAAAGGAGAGACTAATGGCCGGTATTAAACGAGTAGATTTTTCTAACCTTGATACTACAGGTGTTTCTGCAGGTCAGCAAGCAGTTTACATTGCTGCAAATTCTCGTTTTGAGTTTGCAGCCGCTGATTATGTCGCTGTTGCCGGTGGAGGAGGTGCTCCATCCGCTCCTATAGTGCTACAAGGGCAAACTTCTACTACTTATGGTGGTGGACAATTAGCATCTGGAAGCCCTAATCAAGGACTAATCATGGAAAAATTACCTTTTTCCTCTGATACACCAACTACAGATATTGGAGAAATTTCTGCCCCTATTTTTGCTACTGGAACTATGTCTTCTGAAACAGATGGTTATTACGGCGGTGGGCCAACCTATAATCCTAATGCTTATGATTGGAAGTTTTATAAAAAATCGTTCTCATCTTCGAGCGGTTCTGCCAGCCTTGAAACTACCGAGTTTACTAATTCTTTACATGGATATTCTTGGGGTCTTAATTCTGATCCAGCTAATGGTTTTTGGTTTGGTAGGGGTGGAACTAATAGTGGTAAGTTTGCGTACTCTTCTGACTCTTTTACTAGCGAAGGCTGGGTATCTGCTGAACCCAACCTTCAGTTGTGGGCAGCTACCGCTTCTAGTTCTACTCATGGATACAATTTTGCAGGATCTCCAGGTGTTTCCCCTACTAGCCCAAACTATGGTGCAATTAGAAAGTTTACTTTTGCAACTTCTGGAAGCTATACTTGGATAGGAGATTTATCTACAGGAAGATATACTGGTGGTGGTATACAGTCTGATACACACGGTTATGGTTATGGGGGTATGAGTCGAGTACCAGGCACTTGGGACTCACACGAAACCATAGAAAAATTTCCTTTTGCCTCAGACGAAGGTGGAGCACTTACCGGTAATTTGCTAGTTCCTTATGGTGCTTATACAAATGTAGGTCATTCTGGTAGTACTACACATGGGTATTCTGCAGGTGGTTCAGGAGGTCCCTCAGATGGAGGAACCCCTAGTTATCATGGTAAGATAGATAAATTTCCTTTTTCATCCGATAGTAACTCTACAGATGTCGGGGATTTAATAGCTGTTGCTCGTAGCACATCTGCAACATCGGTGTAGGAGAATATTATGTCAGTTAGAAATTTAGATATTGCTAGTTTAGATACTTCAGGAGCTCAGTACGGAGCTAATTTAACCTATGTAGCATCTAATGCTGCTTTTGAATGGGTTTCGGGTACGTATACGATTGCTCCCTCTTCTGAGCCCTTTCAAGGAGAGATAGCCGGTTATAACACTAATGGTAATAACCCCTCTACAGCACTCATTCAAAAATACTCTTTTACTTCTGATACAGGTAGTACTAATATAGGAAATAGAACTATTGCTGTATATGGATCAATTGGAACATCTGGTGCAACACATGGCTATACAGCAGGAGGTACTTCTCCAGGACCCGGTACGCTAGATACGGTAGATAAGTTTTCTTTTACTTCAGACTCAAACGCTGTAGATGTGTTTGAATTAACATCAGCTAGAATTTATGGAACAGGGCATGCTTCTACTAGCAATGGCTATATAACTGGGCCTGGGGGTCATCCCACCATCGGTATAGATAAATTTCCGTTTTCTACAGATACTCCTACTACAGGCATAGGATATTTAACACCATCTTCTCCTTATTATCCTAATAGAGCAGGTGTTTCAAGTGCGACAGATGGCTACTCAGTTCATACTTTAGCAATGGATAAGTTTCCTTTTTCTTCTGACACAGATTCAACTAATATTGGAACTATGGGTGCTCCCACAACAAGAACACATGGTACGGCCGGACAAAATTCTGATACAAATGGATATGCTTCAGGATTTTTAACTCCTCCTGCCCCTTCAGGTACATATAATAATTATATTAGTAAATTTCCTTTTGCTTCAGATACTAATGCTGTTTCAAATGTCGCAGCATTAACGCAAGGACGTTCTCGAGCAACAGGTACTTCTTCTACAACCGGGGGGTATACAGCTGGCGGTTGGACGCCTGGTGCTTCAAATAGAATAGATAAATTCCCCTTTGCCTCAGATTCTCCTGCTAGTACAGTAGGAAATTTGGGAACTGGAACCCAATACGCAGCTTCTCAACAAGTATAAACGGCAGGAGTATAAGCAAAAATGAAATGTAAAAAATGTGAGCACGATTGCCACTGTAATTGGGATGCGTGTGATTGTGGGTGTGATGTATGTCATTGTGGTCGTACAATTACTGAAGATAATTATCCAAGCGAATTACAAGAAGATTAGGAGGAATCATGCGTAGAAATCAACCAAAAAAAGTTGAAGAATATATCGAAATTAGAGTATCTCAACTAAAAGATGATATGAATAAAGCACATGATGATCATGATAAAAACTGGTATAATAGACTTATACAAGAATTAAATTGGGTTAAAAATCAACATCATAATTGTTATATAGAAGAAAATATTTCTTCAGACGCTATTAGATCAAATATGAATAACTTTTAGTAAAGGAGTAAAAATGAATATTGATAAATTAAGAGAGGAAATTGCAGCAGATGAAGGTGAAGTACATGAAATATATCTCGATCATCTCGGCCTTCCTACTTTTGGCATTGGTCATCTGGTTAGGGACGACGATCCAGAACATGGATGGGAAGTCGGCACAGCCGTCAGTAATGATAGATGTGTTGAAGCCTTCAATGAAGATATCAAAACAGTCGTGTCTGACTGCTACAAACTATACCCAGACTTTGACGATTTGCCAGAAGAAGCTAAAAGAATAATCGCTAACATGATGTTCAACATGGGTCGCCCTCGTTTATCTAAATTTAAGGGAATGAAACGTGGTGTAGACGCTCGTGATTGGAACGCAGCAGCAGATGAAATGGTTGACTCGCGATGGTATCGTCAAGTAACAAATCGTGCTGAACGCTTAGTTAAACGTATGAGGTTGGTATGATCTGGTTAGAAAATTTTTTTATAAGATTATTTAAAATGAAAGAACAACCTAAATACTTAGGAGGTAAAAATGAAGTGGATTAAAAACAGATTATTAGAAAGAACTTCTTGGGACGGAATAGTTCTTATTGTTACAGGAATAGCAATGATTATAACTCCTGTAACTCTTATCGCTTATGGAATGATTGCTTATGGCGCATGGACTATCTGGAAGAGTGAGTAATGTTTAGACTATATGTGCTAATTTTTATTGTAGCGATACTGGGTGGTGTTGGTTATAGTGCAAAGTACTATTACGATACCACCCAAAACACTATAGCCACATTAAGAGATAATAATGCAAAACTAGAAGTTGCTGTTGATACTGCACAAACCAGTGTAGAAACATTACAAGGCGATATAGTTAAATTAGGTAAGCTAAATAAATCTTTACAACAAGATTTACAAAAAGCTGAACAATATGGAGACGAACTCAGAGCAAAACTATCGAAGTTAGATCTGGTGGTAGAAGCTCTTAAAGGTTCAAAA